GATCTGCCCCGGCCAGGCTGCCCAGGTTGTGCAACTTCTGTGCGAAGGCGTCACCCTGCAATCGGGCGTAGCGTTCCAAGCCCCATTGCCGTCCATCGGCGCCCATTGCCGCCTTGACGCCGAAGTTTTTATCAATGGTAACCTGATTCATCTCAATGACATCAGGACCAAGTTTCCCGCCCCGGCCTGCCTTGAACATCGCTTGGCCCAGGTAGTTGGTATTCCGTCCGAACAACTTGTGGCGAGACTTGGTGTCTTCCCACACATGGTTGACGAAGCGCTCGCTGTCTTTGGCGGCGTAGGCCCGTGCGTTGCGCATCTTCGTGTAGTGCTCGAGACTCATGCGCTGCACGGTGCCCCGGTCGGTGGGCAGCATGACGAAATCAGGTGAAGTACTCCGGGCGCCTTCCAGGAATATCTGGTCAAAGGCGCCAGTGCGCAATTTCTGCAAGTGGATGTCGTTGGCGTCCCGGAGTTCAGACTTGATCTCTCTGGTAACCCGACTGACCGCCTGCCGACGGGTCATGTCTTGAATTGTGAACTCGTTTTTGATTACTGTGTTCTGCCACTTGAAGATGTAACGCCCTGCTGCCCGATCCGGGCGTAGCAGGGCATCGGCAAAGTCACTTCCGGTTACAACCGGCATGGCCTACCTCACGTCGGGACGGTCGATCACCGTGACGCCGTAGGTCTGGCTGCCGCCTGGCCCGGTCATGAAATCTTCCAGGTGCTTCTGGGCCGATTGTAGGTTGGCGCCCCACCCGATGCTGATGCCACCAATCGACATGTTGCTGGGCTGATCCAGAGTGAGCACAGTGATCCGTGCCCGGATGGACTCCTCGATGGCGGCGTTGACCGCCTGGTCGTGATTGCCGAGTTCGGCCTCCAGGCGGTCAACACGCTCGTTGAAATCGGCGTCTGTTTCCAGTTCGCCGATCCAGGACCGAGCATACGCCAGTTCGTCGCTAGTGGCTGGCATCGTCTTCCTCGAGAGCGGTGATGAGATCCGCCTTCTTCTGGGACGCTGGCTCCAGGTTGCGATCCTTGACGAGTCCGGCCAATTCCTTGGCCGTCATGTCGTCGTATTCGAGACCGCTGAGGTCGTGCTCGACGTCTTCGTCGCCAGGCCAGGGCTCGAAAGCCTTGGGGTTGATGTCGCCATCACGGACGCCTTCGGGTAGATCGTCGTCCGGCGAGACCATGACGGCGGACCCGTCCTCGGTGAGGACATTGACGGTGCGGAGTCGCTGTCGGGGCATTTCGTTTCCTTTCTCGCAGTAGGGCCGGGGCTAGGGGGTCAAGCCGAACCCCAGCCCTACCACGAACGGGGTCAAGCGACGTCAGCGACGATCAGAGCCTTCGGCGATGCCATGGTGGGCATCGCAACGGCCGTCGCCAGCGTGAGCGTCTGCACGGGGTGTTCCTGGGTGAGGGTGAGGGCCACGATTCCAGGCATCGCTGTCTGGTCGATGAGACCCTTGCCTGCCAGCACGATCGCTTCGGCGGTGACCCCGTAGAACGTTTCCCCCATCGGCGTACCGGCAGGCGGCAAGCCAAGGACGAATTGCGGGTCGATGACCGAAGTCTGCGTGCCAGGGTTGCCACCCACTCTGACCTTGACGTCATACGTGGAGATCGGAGCGATCCCGTTGGCGGAAAGCACGGCGTCCACGACGTCCCGGTTGATCCGGCTGGGCGTGGTCCCAGCGAATGCCACGGCCTGACGGAACTCAGCGTTCATCATCAGGTTCGCAACACGGGCCTGGCTCATCAGCCAGGTGCCGGGGGTGGTGCCGTTCTCGTCCACGTAGAACTCGGTCCAGGTGAGCAGGTCGGTCAGGGGCTTGGCGTTGACCGTGTCCGTCCACAGTGCGATCGGAGTCACCTTGTGGTTGGACGGAAGGCCGAAGTCGGCTTCCAACGCCAGGCCGTTCTCGGCCAGTGTCACCTTGCCCGTGGTGAGGAGTTGACCCCTGGCAAGTTCGATGCGGGCCTGCACCGACCGGACCATCAGTTCCGAGTCGTTGTAGATCGCATCGATCAGGGAGTCGCTGGTGCCACGCTGCAACGAGCGCAGACGCAGCATCTCTTCCTCACCGAGGGGAATGGCCCGGCTGAGCGGGGGGATTTCCCCACGGATGCGGGTCACGCCCGGACGGCCGGTGAACGGTGCCGGGGTGTCCCACGAGCGGTACTCGGCGGTCTCGACGTCGGTCAGCGTCCCTTGGCGGATGCGATATTCGAGATCATCGATCCGTCGGTTGGGCAGCCACCTGTCGAGCGTGAAGGTGTTCTTGAGGACCTCGTTGTCGAATGCACGAACGTAGTGCGTCAATTCGGCAACGTCGACGAGGTCGTAGAGGATGTTGGGCATCAGACGTACTTGATCCAGTTCGTGACTTCGACCTTACCGGCCGAGTCGACTTCACCCTTGTTGTTGCCTGTGCCCGTGAATGCAGGCAGCCGAGACTCCCGCACGACACCCGTCCAGAACAACGCCGCACCACAGTCGGGATCGGTCAGAGCCGTGACCTTGACTTCTTCGAAAAGATGTCCGACCATGGTCTGGGTCCCATCGAGGGCAGCGTTGTTGTAGGGGCCGTACTTTCCCGAAGCCGTGATCACGCCGAGAGCGATGCCGCTGGGCAGGTACCCGTTGGCGATGTGCTCGGCATCGAACGTGCTGATGTCCAGCGTGATCGGGAGCATCGAGTCGAGTCCCATCCGCATGCGAATCCACGACTTGTCGGAAGTCTTGTTGAAGGACTCCGAGGATGTCGCAATCTGCGTACCCACTTGATTTCCTCCTTTGTGGGTAGACGGTTGGGGTTAGCCCTTTGCGAGTTCGGGGTGACGCTCGGCCAGCCGACTGGACGCACGCTCTGCGGCGCTGCCCTTGGGCTTGGACTTGGGCGCTCTCCCTGGATCGCTCCCTGGGACTCGGGACCTCGGCGTGGGGTCTTCGTCATCCCCACCACCACCGCCGTCTCCGCTGAACAGTTCCGGCCATTCCTCTTGGAAGGTTGCCACGGCTTCCTTGATGTCGTCGGCGTCTGGCTCGTCATCCGTACTGAGGTTGATCAGGCGCACGGCGCCTTCAGCCTTCTTGGGATCGACACCTACCGCCAACAACCGCCGCTCAACCTGGAGGTCAAGCCTTTCCTGTGCGACTTCAGCCTTTTGGCGTTCGTTCTCGGTCTTTTCGACCTTGTTCCGGTCACGCTCCTTGGCCAGGTCCTTCTCCTCCTCGGAGGAGCCCTCTTTGACCTTCTGGAATGCGGCCTTCATGTCATCAACAGAATCGAAGCCAAGTTCCTTGGCGAGATCCTGTTTCGCCCGACGCTGTGCCTGACCTACCCTCTTCTTGACGATGGATTCGACCCGGTCCTCGCTGAACTGGCGCCCCTTCGTCTTCGGGGGCGGTTTCTCGTCGTCGTCTTCCTCGTCGCCGTCGTCGGTGTCATCGGTGTCATCGACGTCGTCCCCGTCGTCCGCAGCGCCGGAAACAATGGGAACCCATGTTCCGTCGATGTAGATTCCGAGTGTCTTGTGCTTCAGCATGGTTGCTGCCTCCGGTGGAGTGGGTTGTGGGAACTGTAACACTATGCGAACGCCGGTGGTACAGGTTGCTCTTCGGGCAGTACAAATGCGGTTCCGCCAGGAGTTTGCTCCCCTTCTACGGGGGTACCGCCTACAGGCTGCCCGATGCTGTCGAGGGGGACCGGGTTCAGGCCCAGCATGGCTCGGCTGGCGTTGATGTCGCCACTTGCTTCGGCCACAGTCTTGGCACCGTCGAAGTTCTGCGACATGATGCGTATGACCTCTCGCTGAATGTCGTCGATGGGGTAGCCCGCCTGCATCAGCAGCGACACACCCGTTTCCAGGCTGATGGCGTGGTTGGCGATCAGGTTCCACACGATGGTGCTGGTCTCCTGCTTGTCCGCAGGCAGGTAGGCGCCGAACACAAGGTGCGGCTGCACAAAGGTGTCGATCTGGTTGTTCAGCATGTAGAACCGGATGACAAACCGCAGCAGCATATCGTATTTGTCCTGTCGCACCAGGCGCATGTGCCGAACCATGTTGCTGTGCGGCTGGAACGACAGCGTCAGGACGATACCGCTGGGCACCTTGCTGGGGTCGATTCGTCCCAGCAGGGTGTTTGGAATTCTACCGTTGACCGACATACGGTCAAGAAGGGATTCCTGATACTTGAGGAGTGCATCCAGGCTGCGGGACGTGTCCAGCAACTCGGCTCCGTTCTCACTCTCGAAAACTTGGCCTGGTCCATAGCCGGTCACCTTGTTGTCCTCGTTACGGGCCAGTGAGCCCCTGACGCTCAGTGGGGGCGTGCCCGTGGTGGCACTGGCGGCGGCGAGGTCGGTCTCACAGCCCTGCACGTCGTCAATGATCTGAAGAATTGGGGCCAAAGTGCTTGTACCGAAGTGTTCGTCCTCAGCCACGGTGTTGGGCAGGTGTACGACCGGAATGAAATCAATTCCGAGGTCGGTCTCGGGACGAATCTCGGTGCCGCTCGTGTCGGAGAGGTCATCGATGTCTCCGTTCAACTGCTCGTCGTTGCCGACTTCCCATTCCCGCTCGAACATCCAGCAGGTCTCGGTGTGGGGCTTGGTGTTCCAGGGCAGCGTCACGGTATTGGCCACCACGTAGGGGCGCATCTCCCAGGTGAGGCGGCGCAGAAACTTCTTCTTCTTGTCCCCGACGTTGCGCTCGTATTCCCAGGCGATGTGCACCCGCTTGGGCCAGTCGCTGTCATTCTCCCAGTCGTTCAGCACCGGGAAGTAGAAACCAGGGTCGTACACCCTGAGCCGGGGGCGCTCGTTCTCCTCGTTCCAGCCCAGGACGTACACGCCGTCGCCCAGTTTGATGGCCTTGCGCTCGCATTCGTTCAGTTTGAGGAGAAATCGCTCTTTCTGCATCCACTCGGTGATGAGGTCGAAGACTGTCGTCGCCGGTCCTGTAACCTCGTTCTCCGCCGGTGGGGCACCTTCGACGGGCGGGCCGATCTGCTCCAAGGCTGCTTGCTCGTCAAGATAACCGTCAACCTCCACGTTCTGTTCGTCACCGATGATGCTGGAAAGCACGGCTTCCACCACCAAGTACGGATCTCCGTACTCCCGTCGTCCCTCTTTGGTTTCTTCGTCTTGGGTGTTCAGCCAACGTCGAGCGCTGGTGCGGTAGTAGTCCTCCAGAATTGTGTACGCCGTTAGGCGCCGCCCATGATCCTGTGCCCAGTTCGGTACAGCAGTACCGTGGTGGATGGTCAGGCGGTTCTGGAACGTCTTCTTGTAATCCAGGAAAGACCACGGATCAACAATGGATTCAAGAGTTCCCCACGTCATCGTCGACCTGCCAATCGGTAGTCGTCGGCTTGCGATTGATTGATTCGTGTCTTGGCCACCATCATGGTGTGCATGGCCCAGTTCAGGGCGTCCATGCGGTCAGGCGACCAACTGTCGTCCGGATCTTTTGCGTCCCAGGTGGTCATTTGCTCTTCCAATTCGGGGAACGACCCAACGTGATGAACCCTACCCTTCTCATACAGGTTCGCCACTGGTTCCGCCCGTCGGTCCTTGCCTCGGGAGGTGTGCGCCACTCGCACCGGCAGGCTGTCTTCATACACCTGGATGCTGTGCTGCACCATCTCGCCACCGAAGTTGATCTCGGCAACGATGAAGTTGGCTTCCCAGTCGTGGTACGCCTCGATGGCTTGCTTGGCCCATTCTGCCGTGGTGCCGTGGAGGCTGTAGTCCGCTAGTACGAAACCGTGGTTCATGCCGGTCAACCTTGGCGGGCAGTTGTACCAGTAGTCACCCGCCGTCATGGCAGCCACGATGATTCCAGTTTCGTCGCCGCCCTTGCTTCCTGCGGGGTCCACTCCGACGCAGATCACGTCGTAGTCGTCGGGGGTGTGCATCAGCCCGACACGGTTGTCTTCGATCCAGGCAGGCTTCCACAGGGCACCTTCGACATCTTCCAGGTACTTGCCCAGGAGTTCTTGCTGACCCAGCCGAGTGCCTTCGTAGTCCTCGTACAGGTCTTTCTTGACCTGGGAATCCAGGAACGGGTTGTCTGCCGTGGTGGCTTCGGTGACTTTGCAGTCACTTCGATTCATCAGGGTCTTGATCAGCCTCCGGCTTTTCGGCGTGGTGCTAACAACGACGTGAGGCCGCGGCCCAACACGTAGTCCGTATCGCATGTGCTGCCAACAGTCTTCGAGATGTCGCCAGGCTGCCAACTCTTCTGCCCAGACAAAACAACGGTTACCACCCGAGCGGAGCCGCTCGATATCTTCTGGGGTGTGGGCTCCGAACATCTTGCACTCTGCCCCATTTGGATACTTGACAATGGTTCCTCCGGGTGTGACTCGTAGTTTCAGGTCAGGTTGATGGGACCGAAGTCCACTCGGCCCATTGACACACGAAGTAACACCGTCTCCGAGAGTCGGAGCGATGATTCCAGCCCAGTGGCCCCCAGGAACATGAGGGAGACAAGGAGGTCCTGAGAGGTGCTCATGCATGTAGCGTGCAGCAGCAGCAGTCTTCCCACTGCCTCGCCCGCCAAGTAGCATCCAGATAAACCAACGTCCCTCGGGTGGAATCTGGTGGGGAAGCGGGAGCCAGTCATCTTCTGGTGGATGCAAGATATCGGCTGCGACAGCCCACGGCGAACGAAGTTTGACCTGGCTCACGCAACATCCTCTGTAATCCATACCTTGATCTTGCGACCACCGTTCAGGTCATCGTTGGGCACGGTCTCGGTCTTGCCTGCGATGTCCACCTTGAATTCTGCGTCGTACCACCCTGGATCGTCGGTCTCACCATTGCCCCAGTCGTAGCGGAGGATCGCCTGAGCGGCATCTTCTACGAAGCCGGGGTTGCCGTCGATGGCAGGCGGGTCGTCAGCACCTTCTTTCCGAAGAAAGAAAAGGACTGGACTGTTGGGCTGCAAGTCGGGGAGGGGAACCTTCTTTCCGTTGATACGAGTGAAGGCTGCCACTTTGAGACTTGGCAGCCTGTCGCCCTTCCCGATTTTGAAGAACTCTTCCATCACGTTCTCATTTCTGTGAGTATGGGGCTCTCCACCAATCGGGCGTACACCCCTCCTGCATGGATGAAGGTTACGCTCGTGTCGCCACCGTTGAGGATCCGGACTCCTATTGGCCCGCCAAAGACTACCAATGGAATTGCGTTGTCGATGACGATGACCACCACCGGGCGCACGGTGGCTACTGCCCCTACGGGCGTGATTGCAACCTGGGTATCAAAGCCAACGATGATGTTGACGTTCTGCACGGTCCCGTAGGCGGCAGCGACCGTCAGGCCCACCAGGGCCGTGGTGAATGGCGCTACTGCATGCACCGTAGCCACGGCCTGCACCGTCGTGACAATGGCCTGGATAGCCGTGGAGACCGTCACAGGCTGCACTGTGGCCACCGCCTGCACGGTGCTGACTGGCACGTCCTGACCGGCGCCTACCGAAATCGTGACCACTCGCACGGTGGCGGTTGCCGTCACGGGCGTCAGAATCACCGCACTGC